GAGAGGTATCTCGACGTCCGGTTTGTGGGTTTCTCCGATGTTGTTGAGAGGTATCTCGACGTCCGGTTTCATCGCTAGTATCGATGTATCTTCGATTCGAATCTCTGGTTTGTGGGTTTTCCGGTCGATTACTTCGTCAACATTTTTCACGATCTTTTCTTCTTTTCTCTCTTCTACGTTCCCCCGAATTTTGTAGGAAATTTCTCCTCCCAACTTAATTTCAGAAGGAGTTTCAAGAGTTGGTTCTTTGTCGGAGAGTTTGGAAGAAGGGTTTGAGATTGGGTCTTTGTCTGAGAATAGATTGGGAGGGGGTTGGAGGGGAGTCTCTCTTCTCAACGTGTCATTCATTGGGGATTTCAAGTTAGGGTTTGAGTTTGGGAGGAGATGGGGAGAGGATGTGGAGTTGATCTGATGAATGTCGGGGGGAGGGTTATCTGAATGTAAGGTTTGGGGAGGGGAACTGAAAGAAGAGAGGATTGAGGGGTTAATGGGAGGATCGGGATTGATTGAAGGAGGGAGGGGTTTAGGGACGTCATGAAGAGAGAGATTTGGGAGTTTGTATTGATAGGGGGGAGATGAGGGAGTTGTTGATTCAGAAGAGGAGGAGGGTAAGGGTTGGGGTTCAGAAGAGAGGACGGAGGGACGAGAGGGGGGAGGAGGAGGGATATGTAAGAGATTAAGATGAGAGGAGGGTCGAGAGGTGGTGAAATGTTTTCGTCGAGAGGGGTTTGAGGAGGAGGAGGGGGATTTGGTGGAGGAGGAAGAACGGAGAGAAGAAGGTTTTGATGGAGTTGAAGGGGTAGAAGGGAGATGACTTAAAAGTTCTCTTAGTTTATCATGAAGTTTATCATGAAGTTTATCATTCGAACTATTATCCATATACGATCTTTTGTTAGAATAAGAAGTCTTTTTTATGAAATCTGGTCTGGTTTTTTTGGCGAAGATGGGGGAATCTCGATTTAAAGAGAAAAGGAAAGAAACTGATTTCTCGAAACGAAAATTAGAGGGGTTTAAAGATTGGGAAAGAGATGTCGAGAAATTTCGAGGAGGAGATGAAGGAGAAGGAGGAGTATGAAGAGATTCGAGTTGATCAGCTTCCAACACGAGAGAAATGGAAGCTGACGGCGTTGTATCGAGTGAATGCGGTTGGGAATATGATGATGTGGCAGATTGGGTTTGATGGGAGAAATCGTTTAGTTATAACAACGGGGACGGTGGTGAAACATGACGGAACCGCTGGAGAGATGAGAGAAGAGACGACGGAAGTGGAGCCGAAAGGGAATCGGACGATGCAGGCGCAGGCTCTTCAGGAAGCGAGGAAGAGGTATAAGGATAAGTTTCTTGGAGAAGGGTATCGACCGGCTGGGAACTCGGTGCCGATTCCGACGAAGCCGACACTGGCCTATACATGGGTAACGAAGAAGGATATGGAGGAGGCGAAAGAGAAACGGAAGAGGATGGGTCAGAGAATTGATCCGAAGTGGAGAGTAGTGGATCGGTTTCCGGTGGCAGTTCAGCCGAAACTGGATGGGATACGGATGATGGCGAGTTTATCCGAGGCGAATCAGGTGAGGTGTCGATCAAGAGAGAACAACTCTTTTTCGACGTTGGAGCATATTGAGGAGGAGCTGAGGGACTTTTTTACATATCTTCCGGCGAATGCGGAACTTGATGGAGAACTGTATAATCTGGATATGGACTTTACGACGATAACATCATGTGTTAAAAGTGTGAAGAGACGACATCCTCGAATCAAGGAGATTGTGTATCATATTTTTGATATAATTACGGATTTGACGGAAGAGGTGCCGGAGGATAAGTCAAAGGTAGTAGGGATTCCATATGAGAAGAGATTTGAGCTACTGTCGGGTGCCTACATGAAATATCTTGAGGATGGACATGTGAATACGGTTTTTGTTATTTTGCCGTATGCCCTTGCTTTCTCTGAGGAGGAGATTTTATTATATCATGAGGAGTGTGTGAAGATGGGATATGAGGGAGTTATTATAAGAAAACTGGCGGGAGAGCGTCCGACATATCAGACATTGAAGGAGTCGGAGTATCATCCGGGGAGGAATTCGAATATTCTCAAATACAAACAGTTTTTGGATGAAGAGGCCCTGGTCATTGGAGTAGAGGAGGCGAAGGGGACTGAGGAGGGATCGGCATTGTTTAAGGTGAGAGATAAGAGAGGAAACGAGTTTAATATAAGAATGAGAGGATCAATAAGTCAAAGAAGGGAGTGGTTTGAGAATCCCGATCAAGTCATTGGAAAGAAAGTTACTATTCGATTTCAAGAGTTGTCAATACATGGAGTGCCTCGATTTCCAGTGGGTATTGCCCTTCGTGATTATGAATAAAGGAAGATTTCAACTTTTTTGTATCTAAAAGAAAAGATACAAAAGGGAAAAAAAGAACACAAAAAATCTAGTATCTGTTTAAAAAAAAGTATGCCGACACGTGTACAACTGACTGCATTTCCCTCATCTCCGATGGAGGAGACGGCGTGTCCTCGAGGACGCATACCACTTACAGCTCTTTCTCCAAATGCAGTTGAGGAGCCGGTTCAAACTCGACCGGGAGGCTATAAATTGGGAGGAGCAGTGAACTTGATTCTCTGGTTTGTCATAGTTGCTGTCATTGCCTGGATTATTCTTTGGATTTGGAAACCTGTTATCGTTCAGCAAATGGTTAATGGTCAACCCACCGGAACTCCTGATGGCGGTAAGACACTTATTGGGGCGATTATTATTGCTCTCATTGTTGTCATCATTATTTGGCTTGTTTCGGCCTGTCGCTAAGCCATGAAAGAAGCCAATTTTATCCATATGAGTATATTTCTCAAGTATATACTCATATGGAGTTTTTTTGGAGTTTAAGCCGATACCTTGATCTTTGTATTTGAAATGGGAGGTTGAAGAGGTGCTGATGTTTTCCTCTTACTCTTTCGAAGATCCTTTTGAGCGGGTTTGTTAAGTTCACGATAAATCTTAAGACATTCGGAAACAATCTTTTGCTCAAGATCAAGAGCCATTCGAACCTCCTCAGAGGAGAGAACATTAATCTCCTGATCCGTCAATGCGGGACCGGCTGGATTGTCCTCCTCAATAATTCCATTAGCCGTTCGACGTTTGATCTTTCCATCCTTCGTTCGACGATTGAGAGAGACAATGCTCTGGAAGGAAGCATACTTGAAGTTATGAGGATTAAACGCTTCAACCAGTGTTCCTTTATCTGTATAGTGTTCTCCACGAGATGTGAGAATGCGGAACGTCTCTCCAAAGTGCTTGAACATGAGTTCATCCGCTCCAAGAAGTTGATGATTCATCTGATCTGGACTCAATAGAGGTTTATTCCGATCTCCATCACAATGGTTAGCCGCTGCCTTCTCTGTCAAACGATTCACAATCGCATAAATGGAAAAGAGGGGTGTAAGAAGAGCAGCACTGGTAATCTGATGTTTGATCAAAAGCTCCAGTTTATCCTTCAGAGGAGGTGATTTCGGATCTCGAGGATCAACGGGACCCAGATCAGCCTCCCGGAAGAAATTGCTTAAGTTCTCACTGACTCGAATGGGAATCCGGAATCCCGTTCCCGGCCGACGAGCTCCCGTTCTCTTCTTGGGTTTTCTGGCTTGAGCATAGAGCTTTCCAAGATTGTTCATTAGAGAAAGATACTGGGAACGAGCCTGATTGAACTCTCGTCTTCCAATTCGGTCAATCTTTCCATCATGTTCAATCTCATAGGTCTTTCCACGAGGAAGAAGGGCAACCTTAGCGCAAAGATCAAGCACATTGTCAAATTCACTAATGAGTCTCTTAATTTCGGCTTTGAACTCCTTCGTGGACATAGCGGTGTTGACTTCCTCGTCAACAGGCACGACGTCTTCGGTGTTGTTGGATTGTGTTGTTGCCATTTTTGTATAGGAAGTCGTACTCCATTTATGCCCAAATCAAATTTTCATCTTTATGATCAAAGTGCTTGGGAGATTTTTAAAAGACATTTAAATGAAGAAAAATGTTTTCCTTTTTTCTTTGTCATTTCTTTTTTTCCTGACTTTCCTCTTTCTTCAATTTTCTTCCTCCTATCTTCTTTAGAGGTCATTGTAAACCTTGCGATTTTTCCATAATTTGGAATAATGAGGTCTTCCCGTTATCTCCTCATAATATTCATATTCTTTCATCGGAGAAAGGGAGGGCGATCGTGTATAGATAAGTTCTTCTTCATCGTCAAGTCGACAAATTATTCGCTTTGTCGGATGATGACGGTAAAATCTTATTATCTCATCGTCTTTTCTGTATACCTCTTTCTCCGGATAGTATTCCCAGAGAGGCCATCCCAGCTGTTGATACACCACTCGTCCAAACAAGAAGGGACCTGTTATGGCTAACATGTTATCTTCATACGATCGTGACAAGATGATTCTCGTACATTCAAGTATTGTCGCCAGAATAAAGGGATGTCGTGGAACACAGGCGATAAATGCATTATAGAGAGTTGCTCTCACTTGATCCATTCGATCAATCACGACGACTAAGGTGTCACTCTCTCCGATAATCATGTCTAACGGTCGATTGAGCACCAACTTAATATCGGCATAAACTCCACCCTCAAGATAAAGTTGACAGTACCTCCACAAGTCGGCTTTATAGGCTCCCGAATAGAGAGCATCATAAGCTGAAAGAACTGTCACCGGAAAGATCTCGTTTTTGACGGCCTCTTCAATCAACTGGCGACAGTTATGTCCTGTATAGTAACGATATTCATAGTCAGTTTGAGATATCCAGCTGTTAACCGCATCAACTAAGTATACGGGAACAGCTCGTGTCTCAAACGTCTGATGGAGTATTTTCGGAATGCGTGTTTGTGACGTTCCTCCTTGTCTAACGGGAAGATGTTTGGGCATTAACATGACCGTGCTCCAGTCCCAGGGGAAGATAGGTGTACTTTTCAGAGAGAGAGGCTGGTTTTTCTCCAGTTGGTCTGAAAGCTGTTTAAACGTGGAAAGTCGGAACTCATTTGATCGTCTGGCCAAATGGATAAGAAAGGGAGAGGATTCACTATTCATAACATGTTCCGACAAAAGACAAAAATGAGATGTCCGAATTGGATATCCATGATCAAGAACTGACTTAAACGGTCCCTGATGTAAAACGTGTTTACTACTTTCGATTCGTTTGGAACTCGAGGGTCCATAAATATAGTTCTTGAGCTCCTCTGTTAAAACAAGGTCTTCAAGACAACTTTGTTCGGGAGAATCGAGGTTTATCTCCTTTTTCGTCGAGAGTTCGGTTAGAAGAACTTCCAGAAGCCCTCGGGAAAATGGAGTATTTTTCAGAAGAAAGACGCCCATATTAATTGCTGTATCGGGAGAGAGACTTCGACATAAGGTTATATCTGCTTCATCGGAGAGGGAAATAATCATTTCAATGTCATGTTCAGGATTTATGACCATGGCATCATCGTCAATCCAAAAGATATAGTCTGGATGTCGAATCTGGAGGATTCGGGAAAGAATGCTAATCTGAGTCATTTGCCAATCTTGACGAGAAGAGTTTTTCGAAAGCGGTATAAACATAAACGAATAACCGTGTTTCTCAGCATACTTTTTATTAACCGTTCGGGTTATATTCGCGTGAGGACGGTCATCTGAGGAGGCCATTACAATGAGAATATGATTTGGAGGAGGGAACTTCTCTGCTTTTCGGAGAAGGAGGAGGTTAGATACAAAGTGGGAGGCGTCGTGTTGAACTTTTTGCAACTGTTTTTCAGAGGTGACGGTCAACCAATATTTCAACTGAGTTCGAAGATACCACAGGAAAAGAATAAGAATAAAAAACATGAAAGCAGGAAGCCAAAGATCTCTCATAACTAACGTTTAATAAGGGACATTTATTTTTACAACCAAAATAAATGTCCATTTTTTCTATTTGCTCAGTTGATGGGAATTGAGAGAACTCAAGAAAAACTCTCTTACTTTTTTCCAATCGGTTTCATCTTTAAAAATTTTTCTCTGGCGGATTTGTTGAAAAGATATTCTGCGTTTACATTTCAGATGTCGTGTTTTGGGATCAGCATAACATTCCCAGATATTAAGAAGATCACTGATATGCGTAAGAAGTTTGGCCAGGGTCGATTTATTCGAATCGGAGAGGTGAGTCAGAAGCCACTGTAACTGAGGCAAAAACTTCTGAAGAGAGAAGATGACATGTTCAAAGAAGTCATATTCCTCTCCAGAGATGATGGAAAGTCCTTTGGGAGGTCGAGTTGACTGTCCTTGGGAGATGATTGACTTTATCTTTTCCGAATGCTCCTTTTTGAGAAAGAGGAGCTGCTTTTGTTGACAGTCGGTGAGTTCTTTAACTTCAGTCGGATCCAGATGAAACTTTGTCACGAGTTGTTGAAGAGAACTTTCTAAGACGATCCAGGACACATCCGTCAGAGACATGGCGATGTGATCAACTTTACTCGTGTATGGATGAGTGGATCCAAGTTTAGCCACGATCCATTGAAGTTCACCAATTAAAGCGTCGAGAGTGAAAAAGTGGAATCCGAGATCGAAGTATCGCTGACAAAGAAGTTTCCGACGAAGAGCTACGGTATACTTTAAATTGTAAAGAGTTTTACATGATGAAAGACAGTGTAACTTATCAATATCACTTAAGAAGGATAGAATATAATGAAGCATTTCTGGAATTTGGAATACGACGAGAAGAAGAGGATAAGATTCTGTCTTTTCTTCTGGAGAGGGTGACGTGCGGGGGAGGAAAGGAGAGGACGATTGGATTTGTGTAAGAGGGAGGGGTTTACTCATCTTTATTTGGAGAGATGGAACGTTTATTTAAAGAGAGGAAATCATTTCTTTGGAAATTCGCTTTAAAGAGTTCCATCCGTGAAGAGGATCTTTGAAGTCGGGAAATTAAACTTCTTAAATGGAAACGAGGAAACAATAGAAAGATGTCCATTGGCATCGCAAAAATCGACCTTGATACGATTCGGGATCTCCAAAAGGAACTGCATGAACCCTCGAATAATGAGGAACTCATATCATACTTTTATCGAGAGTTTTCAAAGTCAACCTGGTACACACATCTTCCGATACGACTGGATTGTAATGTCATGAATGAAAAAGATCTCACTTACACTGTTAACAACACGTTCGATTTTCTCCTCTATGTTTATAAGCGAGACTTTTTCCCGGCTCTTCGTGTTAAAAAGGAGTTTCGGGGTCGAGTTGAAATCTGTTGGCCTCACAATTTAGGTCATAATACTGTCATTTCGGCTCAGGTGAAAATCGATGATGACGTTCTGCAAACGATTGACACAATCTGGTATGATATCTACTCCCAGTTCTACATGAAACCGGGATATCGAGATCAATATAACATCTATGTCGGTAATATTCCAGCGCTGGAACAGTGGTCTGACTTTCTTCCCGAGTACACAACTAATGTTCCACAGCCATTCTATCATGCTCGAGATCCATCTCTCGCGATTCCTCTTCTCTACTGTTCTCTCTCAAAGGTCACCTATCATTATAAGATTCGGGCTCGAATCTCCGATCTTCTTCGAATGAGACTCTGTGTCGACAATGAACCGGAAAGGCCTGGAGACTATTATGATAAAGGACATCGGTGGAGAAATATTCCATGTAATCTTAAGTATATTGAGGGGGCTGATTCAACGGGAAAACTGAGTATTCCCGAACTTTGGGGACGCTATGTCTATCTCACGGATGATGAGAGAGAGTGGATCAAGTGCAACTTTAAGGAAACGGGACGAATCTACTATATTGACGATGTCATTCCCTGTAAGGCTGTGAATGGTGGTAAGCTCGGATTCAATGTGTCCGTTGATCTTGACTGTAAGACGCCATGTAAGGCTCTCTTTTGGGTTGCTGAGAACTTGACAGCGAAAAAGAATAACAACTTTTCCAATTACACGACAAATGCTGAGAACTTATACATCGGATGGAATCCAATCTCCATGTATAGTCTTAACTATAGTGGAACGTCACGTTTTGAAAACATGTCAAGTGACCACTCTGATAAAATGGAACCCTGGTACCACTTTTTAAGTCCTCCCTCCGATCCTGGATATAATGTTTATTCGTTCTCAATGCTCTCGACATCTCTGGATGCTGAAGTTGGTCTTGTTATGGCCGGACTTAAAACATCTCTCATTGTCTCTCTCGGAAATACGGATCCATTTTTAAAGCCTGTTCGGTCAACTGATAGTAAGCCCATTATTGAAGAACTCGAACAAGATTCGATCTCCAAAATGAGTGGAGATGATGAGTTTATGGTTCATGCTCGTCTTCTTGTGACCAAGAAATTAACATTTACATTTAACGCCGATAAAGATCGATTCTTTTTGACCGTATCTCCAAAGTAAGTGTCGAATCAGCTTGATATGCCTCCAATTTCTATCAAGTCGATATGTGTTGGATATCTATCAACTTGATACAACTCCAATTTCTATCAAGTTGATATGTGTTGGATATTTATCAAGTTGATATGTGTTG